AAGATTTAAGCGGTTATTTGATTGACTTAGAACCTAACGAATGGGAAGTATTAATGATGCCTGCTATAAGTGAAGAAGGTAAACCACTATGGGAATTTAAACATACTCTTGAAGAATTAGATTCATTAAGAAAGGCTAACGAAATTGTATTTGATAGTCAATACCAACAAGATCCTAAACCATCTAAAAGCGTTGTCTTTGATAAAAAAGAAATCATGCGTTTTAGTATGGATAACCTAAACACCGATAACTTAGAAGGTAAGATTGGAGCAATAGACGTAGCAGACGAGGGCGAAGATGCATTATCTTTTCCAATAGGTTATATTATAGCCGATAAAATTTATATTACTGATTGGCTATTTACAACGGAAAACACAGAATACACTATACCTGTATCTACACAGCTAACAAGACATCATAAATTAGACTACTTAGCAATAGAAACTAATAATCATGGTAGTTTATTCTTAAAGCAAGTTAATCAAGAGGTTAAAGGCACAGGAATAATCGGGGTGCATCAATCTACAAACAAGCATAGTCGTATTATTCAAAATGCGCATTTTATACGTAATTACGTAGTATTTAGAAATGATTATGAAATAGGGAGCGATTATGATAAAGCCATGAAGCAATTATTTAACTATACTAAAGATGGTAAGGCAGAGCATGACGATTCGCCAGATAGTATTGCTTTACTTGTTGCGCTTGCAAGGGACTTGTACCAAAGTAAATGGAATTAAAAAACCCCTCAACGACATAGAGGGGTTTAATTTTTAAAGTACTTCATAATGTTAATTTTACTGTTCAGTTCAGCAGGATTCAACTCTACCTCGACCACTAAAATATAAAAAAATATTGACATACGTAAAAAAATGTTAATAAAAAAATATATTTTTTAAAAAATTGTTATTTAGAATCATTCTAAATAAAGAATAAATACGTATATTTGATGACTTACTATATTAATCGATTTGTAGTAAGTCTTTTTTTATGGGTTTATTAGATAATATTCTTGGTAAAATAGGTTATACACGCCTTTCTGATGGTTCGCATTACTATTCAGTTAAAGAGGGTAATACTGCTTTTTTAGGTGGTATTGATAAGCTTAAAATAGCTAAAGAAAACCCTGTTATTAGTTCGTGTATTGAAATTAGAGCCAAATTACTAAGTCAAGCAGAGTTTTTTATTGAAGATGCTAATGGTGATAAAAATTTCGATAATGATTTAATTAAGCTTTTAAACAATCCTAATCCACATCAAAGCAAACAAGACTTTTTAAAGCAGTTTGAATGGTTTAAATCCTCTTATGGATGGGTATATCAAAAACCTTATAAAGCGGTTGGATTTGCGCCTACATCAATTTATAATTTAAAATCATCATGTATTGAGTTTCCAAATAAGATGCTAAACCCTATGGTTTGGACTGATAAAGAAACAAAAGAATACTATAAACAAAAATTTACTTATGAGTTTGATGATTATAAATCAAGTTTTGAATTAAATTCTATCATACCATTTTACGATTTAACTAATTCTTTAAGTGATGAAAAGGATAGTTTTATAACTGCGCCTTCAAGATTAGACAGTATTATAAAGCAAATATCTAACATTGGATTAATTGGTGATGCTGAAAATGTAATGATTCAAACCAATGGGCGTGAAATGTTTTTCGGGGGGCAGTCTAAAGGTGGTAATTTGGGTATTTCATTACAATTAGATGCAGACGATAAAAAAAATATCGAAAGCAGTTTGATGAACAATTATGGTTTTGGCTATGGTAAAAAAAGGTCAATAGCTTTAAAAAATGAAGTAGGACATAAGAGCCTGCATATTCCTTTAAAAGAGTTAGGACTACATGAAAGCCTTATTAGTAATGCCAACTTAGTGCGTGAAGCTTTTGAAGTGCCAAATGAGTTGTATGATACATACATGAAAGGCTCAACGTTTGAAAACCAAAAAGAAGCTTTGATAGGGTTTGTACAAAATACGGTTCAGGGTATTGCTGATGATTTAGCGAACTCATGGACAAGCTACTTCGGTTATGAAAATACACCTATTAAGGCTTCTTTTTCTCATTTACCAGTTATGCAACACACAGAAGATAAAAAAGCTGATAAGCTTCTTAAAATAGCCACAGCTTACAGAAACTTAATACAGGCAGGACTTACAAATGAAGAAGCTAATCAAATATTTGCTAATCAAGGTATAAGTATAACAGATGAAAAATAAGTTAACACCAGAACAGATAAAAGCTTTAAAAGAAGTAGTTGCTAAAAAAGAGCAAGCTTTAAAAGATAAAAAAATAGTTAAGAAATGAAAGATTTTATAAAAAACCTTGTAGAGAATAAGGCGGAACTTATAAACCTAAAGAAAGCAACCCAAAAATTTACTAATGGGTTAAATACTGTTTTAGACACAGAAACGGTTGCCAAGGGATTATACAGAAACTCTGAAACAAAATTAGAGCGCACCATTGTAGGAAATACATATTTGTTTATGGATTCGCACGATGATGTACACGCTAAAGGGGTTTTTACAAAATCAATCAAAGAAAGACAAAATAAGATTTTTCATTTACACGATCACGAATTTAAGATAACCTCAAAAGTAGGTGAACCATTAAAAGTATATGAGCAAAGTATTTCGTGGAAAGATTTAGGTGTTAATGCTAATGGAACAACAGAAGCGTTGTTTATGGACACCGAAATAATTAAAGAATACAACGCACAAATATACAACGAATATAAAGCTAATAAGATAAATCAACATAGTGTAGGGATGCAATATGTAAAGATTGATTTAGCGGTTAATGATGAAGATTACAAAGAGGAATACAAACTATGGAATGATAATATTGATAGTATAGGTAATAAAGACTATGCAGAATCAAAGGGTTATTTCTGGTTGGTACGTGAAGCCAAATTAATAGAAATAAGCGCAGTTTTATTAGGTAGCAATGAGTTAACTCCCACATTAGGGGAAACAAAAATAGAGCCATCGCAAGATACTCAAAAAGCCGAAGCCGATAAATCACTTCAAGAAATCGAAAATTTATTTAAAAACATTAAAATTTAAAAAAGCAATGAGCAAAACAGCAGAAGAAATGGCTTTAGAAATCAATGACAAGATTGATGGTTTTAAGTCAGAATTAGCAAACGCTTCAACAAAAGAAGATTTGCAAAAAGTACAAGATGCTTTAGAAGCTTTTAAGTCAGAAGGGCTTAAAGGATTAGCTAAAGTAGATGCTATTGAGAAATTAGAAGGCATCATAAAAGAACAAGGTGAGGAATTAACCAAGTTAAAAGAAAGTGGAATGACACAAACAGGGAAATCTTTAGGTGAATCACTTAAAGAAAAAATGGCAGATATTAAAAATGTTGCTAAAGGTTTAAGCGCAAAAGAAATAGTAGTAAAAGCCGATACAAATAGAGCGAGTGTAGCAAGTAACGCTCAAACAATGGAGTTATCAGACATAGGACAGTTAGCACACGCAAAATTAACTGCTTATGACTTATTTAGAAAAATTCCTGTTTCAGAATCAAATAATAACGGTGTAATTACTTATTATGATTGGGATCAAGCAACAATAGCAAGAGCAGCGGCAGCAGTAGCTGAAGGTGCAGCATTTCCAGAATCAACTGCTAAATGGGTAAAAGGTACTATTTCACTTCAAAAAATTGGTGATACTTTACCTGTTACAGAAGAGTTTTACGAAGATGAAGCCATGTTTGCAGCAGAACTTAATATGTTCTTAGATACAAACGTAAAAATCAAAAGAAACAATGATATTATAAACGCTACGGGTGCTTCCAATACTATCACAGGTTTAGTTGCTAGTATTGATGCTTATACACCTGTTGCTTCTGGTATTACAGATGCTTCTATTTATGATTTAGCGGTAAAAGTTTCTGAAAGTATTACTGCGTCAGGTGGTTCTAAATATCAACCAGATTTTGCGTTAATGAATATTTCAGACATCAATAAAATGAAACTTAAAAAAGATGCTAATAACAATTATGTTATACCTCCTTTTGTTTCTCGTGATGGTTCAAATGTTGCAGGTTTAGTTGTGTTAGAAGAAAATGCAGTTGCAGCTAATACCATGATTATTGGTGATAGACGTTATGCACGTATCTATGAGAAAGCAGGAATCACTTTATCAAGAGGTTATGTTGATGCTCAATTTGTAGAAGATATGGAAACTTTAAAAGTTCGTACTCGTTTAGCCTTCTTAATAAGAGGTGCAGACAAAGGTGGATTTAAGAAAGTTACATCTATTTCAGCAGCTTTAACAACTTTAGCAACTTAGTATTATGAAATTAGTTGAGTTTACAAAAGATTTTGCAACCAAAAAAAAGGGCGATAAAGGTTCTTACGATGGAATGTTAGCCAGTCATTTGGTAAACATCGACAAAGTTGCAAAATACGTTAAAGATGAAAAACCTAAAAAGTAAATGATAATTGACGCTACATATTTTCAGAAAGGGATAATTTATATTCCAAACAATAAAGACATAAGTGCTGCGCCTATTGGTGCGCCTTCAACTCAAAGTGAGTTAGATGTTTTTATTGACAACTATGAGCGTGATTTATTAATTAATGCTTTTGGTGTTCCTCTTTTCCGTGAATTAGAAACAGCTATGATTGATTTGCCAAATGCAGATCAAAAATGGCAGGATTTAGTTAACGGTAGAGATTATTCGATAAATAGTAAAAGCTATCGATGGGAAGGGTTAAAAGGTTACAACAAACAAAGCTTAATCGCTTTTTATGTTTACTGCCAATACCTACGTAATGATGAATCAACTTACACAACAACAGGCATAATAAAAAACACTTCTAAAAATGCAGAAAATCACGATCCAACAGGAAAGTATATAAAAGCATGGAACTGTTTTATAGAGCAATATCAAAAGGACTTTACTTATTGTCCTAATATTATTGTTAATGCCTTTGGAAATGTAGGTTTAGATTATTACGGTAACAACGATTCAAAACGTTCATTGTTTCAATATTTACGTGATGCTAACGAACTAGATGCAGAAGCATTCCCAGATTTTGAGTTTAAAATTTATGATGTTCAAACCTCTTTAGGTATATGATAATAACAGAACACATAATTAGGGATATAGTTGCACAAATACCAACAATAGACTTAAATGCTAATAATTTAGCAGTAAGCACAAAGTTTGGGTGGGGTGATAAATACGAGTTAAACAGGTATTTAGAGGTAAAAAAAACCGATAGTTACCCATTAATTTGGTTATTACCTAGTGAAGAAAAGCATATTGAAAACGGTTTATTATGTGAAAGACCATGCACATTAGTTGTGGCCATGTTAGAAACAAATGTAGACTTATTCAATGACGAAAGATATATTAAAAGTTATGAGTTAGTCTTAAATCCTCTTACTAATTATTTAGTAGAGGGTTTAAGAAACTCTAATGTTACCGAATTAGTAAATGATGATTGGAATTTATTTAAAAGACCTAATTATTCAGAAAGCAAATACGGTAAACCAGAAGAAACAGTAAACGGTACTATTGATTTATGGGATGCAGTAGAATTAAACTGCACCATACAATTTAACACAGAAACTCTAAAAACAATTATATGGCAGAGTTAGAAAATAACGAGATAAACAACATAGAGGTTATAGAGCCAAAAGTTGTAAAACCTCGAAAGGTTAAAACAGTAGTTAAATACACTTTTTTAGATAATGTAGGCAGTAGAGATGGTGCAATACGATACGTAAAAGGTCAAAGCTACGAGTTAACAAAAAAACAAATAGATAATTATAAAAAAAATAAATTAATATGTCAACATTAGATAGTTCAATTAACGTTGCTGTTGGTGGTTCTTCTGTCTTTTTAGGTAGTGGAACTAAAGGAACAAAAGCGTTTTTTAAAGAAGCCAGAGAACTTTGGTTAACTCCACAGGGTTACACTTTTGATGGTGCGACAGATTTTACAGATGAGTATGTAGCTGAATTAGTTGCAGATGGTAAAATTATCGTATTAGAGCAAATTGCATCCGTTGAAGAAGATAAATCAGAGAACGCCTATGAAGATATAGGTAGAGGCGTAATGGTATTAGATACCGAGGGTTTATACGGGTTTAAATTCCGTTTTATTAAAGGAATGTTTAACCAACAAATACTAAAATCATTATCTGGAAACGGTGTATTTGATATGTTAGTAGTTGATGGAACAGGTAAAGTAATGGGAACACTTGCACAAGATGGCGAGAGTTTAAAAGGCTTTACTTTAGGTATTCACCAGGTAGAATTGTTAGAAGGTATCTTAGCTAAAAACACAGCAAGAGAGATTTTTAAAGTTCAATTACTTGAAACTGCTGAAATGTCAAACCCTGCTATTAAATATGCAGATGATGATTTTAACGGACTTAATGCAAGCCCTGTAAACGAGATTAAAATTGTTTTAACAACTCCTAGCGATAGTGATACTTCAATTAACGTTGTAGCATCATACAAGCAAGGTGGTGAGGTTTTCACAGGAGCATCTTTCGGGCAATGGAACGTTAAGATTAACGGTGTAACAGCAAACCCAACAGGGGGTGATGATTCAGTTGCCTCTGGTACTTATGTACTTACAGGAATAACAGCAATTTCAACAGGTGATGTAGTTAGTGTATCTTTATATGATAACGCTAATAACAGAGCTGGAATAGTTGTAGGTGGTTTTATTTATAAATCAGCGACTGTTAGTAAAACAGCAGTAGCATAAAGAAAGGAGATAATAATACCTCTCTAGGTAAGTTTGATTTAGTTTTAGTTTGCTTAGAGGGGGTTATTTATTAAAATGGTAGATGTATTAGAGCCATACGTTAAAGAGATAGCAGATATAAAAAGAGATTTGCCTGATATTTTGCGTAAAATTCTAATAAAAAGGAGGGATGAAGTTATAGGCATTTTAAAGAATGAGCAACTTTCAGAAGGTTTAAATAGTAAAGGTCAAGTTGTAGGTAGATATTCAAGTAATACACCTAATTATATTGATCCAAGCAACCCACCTAGAAAAGATAAAATTGCAGGACAACCTTATAATTTTGAATGGACTGGCGGGCTTTTTGACAATATGTATTTACACTTTGAAGATTTAAAAAGTTACTCTTTATTTTCAGCAGATAATAAAGCAAAGTTTTTAGAAAAAGAATACGGTGATATATTCACATTAACTGATAAGAACAACGAGCAAGTCAATGAACAGATACTAAGACCTGAAATGTTCGATGAAATTATTAAAAGATTATATACTTAATTATTATTTATAATCATTCTAAATAACAAATAATTTACTATATTTGTAAATACGGTAATACCTGAAAACAGCAACGCAAGGAGCAACTACAAACGCTGTAACGCTTAACACTTTTTAAGCCTTTAAACCGTAAAAACTCAAATAAAAAACAATGGATTTATTTCTAGGAATAGGCGATTTGCCTATATACAATTTCGATAAAATATTAAAGTCAAATAATATGGCTTATATGGTTATTGGATGGAATGAGAGAGAAGAAATTGAAATACCTAAAGAAGCGCAATCTAAATGGGATGAAGTTTATAATGAGTATTGCAAAAGGACTGCTAACAACGAAGCTTTAACCTTTTATTCTTTGACGTGTGAAGTAGGTTATTTAGAAATGAGATATACAGCAATATATTCTTTAATTCAAAATCTATGCGAACCATATAAAGAAGAAATAGGAAGGCGGTTAAATAAATGGAAAATACCATTTAACATAAAAGGAAGTATAAAAAAGCAATTACCTCAATTAGAAACGCAATTAAGAATTGCATCACAAAATATAAAAATTAAAAAAAACAAGTTACAAGACTTAAAGAGTGATGACAACGACCAAAGCACATTATTGCAACAAAAGATAAAATTAGAGCGTGTAACAAGTCTAAAAATAGATTTAAAGCAAACAAGCGTAGAGGAATGGATTGAAATTCATAACGAAGCAAAAGAAATAATAGAACAACAAAAAGCAGCAAACAATGGCTAAAAATGCAATAACCGTAATGCAAGAGGGTAACAAAGCCCTTGATGAAATTAATGGTAAACTACAAAAAACCATTGAAAACGTATTAGCGATAAATGATGCTGCTTTAAAAGTTGGTAAAAACTTCTTTAATGTTAAAAGTCCACAGGGTTTAAATGAATCATTAAAAACTAACAAAACTTATGTTCAACAATTAAACGCTGAATTAACTCAAAGAAAAGCATTAGAAAAGGCTTTAGAAAACCAATTAGCAAAAAACAAATTAACAGAAAGCCAATTAAATGCTGAACTTGTTAAATCTAGGTTTGAATTACAACAAAGAAACAAATCAGTAAAAGAAGCAGCTATTTTATCTTCTAAACTATCAACAGAATACCAGAAATTAGTTGTAAAAATGAACCAAGCAGGCGCAACGGTTCAAAACCTTAATGCTAAAAGATTACAAGGTAATAAATTAACAAAACAAGAAGCAACACAACTAAGAACTTCAGAAATAGCATTTAAAAAATATCAAGCTGCTGTTTTAGGTGCAGATGCAAGTGTTGGAAGGTTTCAAAGAAATGTAGGTAATTATTCAAGTGCTATGCGTGGTGCTGTTGGTGCTGCAAGGAGTTTGGCAGGAGCAATGGGATTATTGGGTGGTGCTTTTTTAGTTGTTCAGGTTTTTAGGGATGCGTTTAGACGTATTAGAGAGTTTGATAAGGAAATGCAAAACATGGCTGGTATTTTAAGAACCACCAGACCTGAATTAAAAGAGTTAGAAACAAGAATAATTGCTGTTGCCGCTTCTTCTATAAAAACTTCTAACGAAGTTGCCCAATTAGCAACGTCATTATTGGTTTTAGGAAAATCAAAAAGCGATGTTCTTGCGTTATTAGAACCTGTAAACAATTTATCCATTGCATTAGGAGCTACAAGTGAAGAAACAGGAGAGTTTTTAATACAAACACTAAATGCTTTTGGTAAAGGTTCTGAAAGTGCAATGGATTTTGCTGATACCATAGCAGCTAT